ATGGCGGATGGAGCGGGGCCGAACTCGAGGCCCTGCGCGCCCGGCTCCTTATGCGACTGGATCGCCTCGCTGCCGCCCGCGAGACGAAAGGCGTGGCTGAAGGCGATGACGCCGCAGGAGATCGAGGCGCTGCGGCTGGAGTGGCGGGGCCACGCCGGGACGGCGCAGATGCCGCCGGAGGGGCCGTGGCGCACCTGGCTGTTCATGGGCGGACGCGGCGCCGGCAAGACCCGGGCGGGGGCGGAGTGGCTGAACGCCCGGGCGGGTCCTGAGGCGCGGCTGGCGCTGGTGGGGCCGACCCTGCACGACGTGCGCGAGGTGATGATCGAGGGGCCGTCGGGCCTGAAGGCCGTGGCCCCGCGGGCGGAGCGGCCGACCTATGAGGCCAGCCGGCGACGGCTGGTGTGGCCGGGCGGGGCGATCGCCTACGCCTTTTCGGCGGAGGATCCGGAGAGCCTGCGCGGGCCGCAGTTCCATGCGGCCTGGGCGGACGAGCTGGCGGCGTGGCGGCAGCCGGAGGCGGTGCTGGCCATGCTGCGGCTGGGGCTGAGGCTGGGGGACGATCCGCGGCTGGCGATCACGACGACGCCGAAGGCGATCCCGGCGGTGCGGCGGCTGCTGGAGGAGCCGGGCTGTGTGGTGACGCGGGCGCCGACGGCGGCCAACGCCGACAATCTGTCGCTGGGGTTTCTGGAAGGGCTGCAGGCGCTCTACGGCGGCACGCGGCTGGCGGCGCAGGAGCTGGACGGGCTGGTGCTGGAGCCGGACGGCAGCCTGTGGACGACGGAGATCCTGGCGGCGTGCCGGGGCGCCGCCGACGGGCCGTTGGAGCGGGTGGTGGTGGCGGTCGATCCGCCGGCCACGAGCGGGGGCGACGCCTGCGGGATCGTCGTGGCCGGACGGCGCGGCGGGACGGCCTATGTGCTGGCCGACCGCACGGTGCGCGGCTGCTCGCCCATGGAGTGGGCGCGGGCGGCGCTGCAGGCGGCGCAGGACTTCGACGCCGCGACCATCGTCGCCGAGGTCAACCAGGGCGGCGAGATGGTGGAGACGGTGCTGCGGCTGGCCGGGGACGGGCCGCCGGTGCGGGCGGTGCGCGCCGCCACCGGCAAGCGCGCGCGGGCCGAGCCGGTGGCGGCCCTCTACGAGCAGGGACGGGTCAAGCACGTGGCGGTGTTCGCGGCGCTGGAGGAGGAGATGCTGGCGCTGGGCACGACGGCGGCCTCGGGCAGTCCGGACCGCTGCGACGCCCTGGTGTGGGCGGTGGCGGAGCTGATGCTGCGCGGCGACGGCCTGCCACGCATCCGCCGCGTCTGAACGGGATCAGGAAGGAGCGGCGGATGCGCTGGAGCCTGCGGGGCCGGGAGGCCAAGGCGAGCCGGACCGGGCGGCTGGTGGCGCTGAGCCACCTCGGCCGGCCGCGCTGGACGCCGCGCGACTATGGCCGGCTGGCGGAGGAGGGCTTCGCCCGCAATCCGGTGACCTATCGCTGCGTGCGGCTGGTGGCCGAGGCGGCGGCGAGCGTGCCGCTGGCGGTGTTCGTCGACGGCGAGCGGCGGGCGGATCACCCGCTGGCGGCGCTGCTGGCCCGGCCCAACCCGGAGCAGGGCGGCGGCGAGCTGCTGGAGGCGCTGTACGTCGGTCTGCAGACGGCGGGCAACGCCTATGTCGAGGCGACGGGGGACGGCGAGGCCCAGCCGGCGGAGCTGTGGAGCCTGCGCCCCGACCGCGTGAAGGTGATCCCGGGCCCGAACGGCTGGCCCGCGGGCTATGAGTATTCCGTCGCCGGACGATCGGTCAGCCTGATGCGGCGCAGCGACGGCTGGTCGCCGGTGCTGCATCTGAAGCTCTACCATCCGACCGACGACCACTACGGCTTTCCGCCGCTGGAGGCGGCCGCCTTCGCCATCGATGTGCACAACGCCTCGGGGGCCTGGAACAAGGCGCTGCTGGACAATGCGGCGCGGCCTTCGGGGGCGCTGGTCTATGGCGGCAAAAGCGGCGAGCGGTTGACCGAGGCGCAGTTCGAGCAGCTGAAGGTCGAGCTGGTGGAGGCCCATGCGGGGGCGGCCAACGCCGGGCGACCGATGCTGCTGGAGGGCGGGCTGGACTGGAAGCCGATCAGCCTGACCCCGGCGGAGATGGACTTCATCGCGGGCAAGCACGCGGCGGCGCGGGAGATCGCCCTGGCCTTCGGGGTGCCGCCGCAGCTGCTGGGCATTCCCGGCGACGCCACCTACGCCAACTATCGCGAGGCCAATGTCGCCCTGTGGCGGCAGACCATCATGCCGCTGGTGCAGCGGACCACCGGGGCCCTGTCGGGCTGGCTGGGGGCGCGCTTCCCGGGCTGTCGCGTGGCGCCGGACCTGGAAGGCACCCCGGCGCTGGCGGCCGACCGCGAGGCCCTGTGGGCGCGACTGGAGGCGGCCAGTTTCCTGACGCCCGAGGAGCGGCGGCGGATGGCGGGGATCAGTTCGTGAGTCGTGATTGGTGATTGGTGAATCGTGAGGCGTGGCAGGTGATCGCCGCGCCCCAATCACGACTCACGATTCACGGGTGACGTCCCAAGGCCCCCGAAGGAGAACGCGATGCCCGAGGAGATGAAGCGCTGGCCGGCGCCGCTGGTGGCGGCGCTGGTGGTGCAGACCATCGCCGGCCTGGTGTGGGCCGGCGGGGCGGCGGCGCGCATCGGAGCGCTGGAGTCGGCCATGGCCGAGCAGCGCGCGGTGATCGAGCGGCTGGCGCGGCTGGAGGCCCAGGGCGAGGGGCTGCAGGCGGCGCTGGCGCGGATCGAGGCACGGCTGGGGGAGTGAGTGGAGAGTGGTGAGTGGCGAGTGGCGAGTGGCGAGGGGGGCGGGATGATGGTCGCGGAGACGTCGGCAATGTCTGGAAACTCGTCACTCGCCACTCGCCACGCGCCACTCGCCATCGAGGGCTACGCCTCCCTGTGGGGCGTGGCGGACCTGAACGGGGATGTGGTGGCGGAAGGGGCGTTCCGGCGCAGCCTGGCGCGGGCCGGGCCCGGCGAGATCAAGATGCTGTTCCAGCACGACGGGCGGGCGCCGGTCGGGGTCTGGGATGAGGTGACCGAGGACGGCAAGGGGCTGTTCGTCCGGGGGCGGATCGAAAGCTGGTCGGCGGAGGCGCGCTTCGCCGCGGCCCTGGCGCGGGCCGGAGCGCTGGACGGCCTGTCGATTGGCTTCCGCACCGCCCGGGCGCGGCGCGACGGGCGGCTGCGGGTGCTCAGCGAGGTGGAGCTGTGGGAGGTGTCGCTGGTGACGATCCCTAGCTCTTACAATATAACTCTAGGTCATGAAGCCGGTCGCTTACGCCTACTCGCGATATAGCACACCTGCCCAGGCAGCGGGGGACTCCCTGCGCCGTCAGCTTGCGGCCGCTGAGACCTTCGCCGCTGAGCACGGTCTGGAACTAGATACCACCTTGCACGATCCCGGGGTCTCTGCCTTCACAGGCGCTCACCGCGCCAATGGTGCTTTGGGCTCATTTCTGCGGCGGATCGAAACCGGCGAGATCGCACAAGGCAGCTACCTACTGGTCGACTCCTTCGACCGACTGACGCGCGAAACGGTAGTCGAAGCCGTCAACCTCCTGACCGGCATCGCCCTGAAAGGCGTGCGCGTGGTCACCCTGAATGACGGCCGCATATACGATGCGTCGGCGGACATGATGGGGCTCATGTGGGCGCTGATGCAGTTTGCACGAGGTCACGAGGAGTCCGCTGAGAAGGGACGGAAGGTTGCCGCCGCGCATGCCGAAAACCGCCGTCGAGCGCGCGAGGAAGGCCGTCCGTGGACACCCGTTGGACCTCATTGGCTAAAGCTAGTGGACGGCGTTTGGCAGCCCCTTCCGGACCGCGTAGCGGTGGTGCAGCGCATCTACGAAATGCGAGAGTCCGGGCTCGGCAACGCTTTCATCGCGAAAACCTTCAATCAGGAAGGGGTCCCGACCCCAACGGGTCGCGGAAGGTGGTTCAACTCGACCGTTGCCGACATTGCGGCCTCCCGCACCGTGCTAGGTGAGTATCAGCCGTATAGCGGCCATCGCCGAGGCAAGCCGCGCCAGCCGGACGGTCCGCCGATCTCCGACTACTACCCCGCGATCATCGACTCGGGCTTGTTCCACCGGGTTCAAGCGATGAACGCGGAACGCCAGAATCCCCATGCGCGACCGGCGTCCAAGGCATTCCCCAATCTTCTGGTCGGCCTGGTCCGTTGCGCCGAATGTGGAGGCACGGCAGGCTATCTGCGGAGCACCTTTCCCAAAGCGCCGAACTGGCGTTCAGCCGGTGTGATCCGCTGTAATCAGGTCTATCGCGGCCTCTGCGGAAATCGAGCCCGCATTCCCTACGGCGAACTAGAAGCGGACCTCCTCCCCTTCATCGCTTCGCTGCCTCTCTCTGGTTCCGCCGCACCGTCAAGCGAGGCTCGCGCACTTGCGATAGCCGAGGGCGAACGTGCCGCCCTGATGGTCAGAATCGAAGCGCTGCTAGACCAAGTCGAGGCTGGCGGCCGGGTTGGCGACCGTCTCCGGCAGCGCGAGATTGAGTTGGCCGACCTTGAACGGCGGATATCGGAGTTGAAGGCCAAGGCGTCCGCGCCTCTCACGCCTGCCGCAGACGCCCAAGCGGAACTTGTCCGGCTGGAGGCCGCAATGCGGGAAGCTTCCGGCGACGATCTCTACCGCATCCGCGCCCGCATCAACGCGACTCTTGGACGTTTGCTGCGTGGGGGAGCCTTGATGGACGGCAGCAGGCTCGTTCTGAGGTTCGATCCTGCCGACGTGAGGGGCAAAGGCCGATTGCTGGTAGACGCGGCGCGCGGTGGTCGCATACGGGTTGAGGTGGCGCCCGCGGAGCCCATCCCTCGCACGCGCCGCCTGGACCCGGCCAAGCGATAGCGCCATTTCTTACTTCAGAGGGTCGCGCGGTTTGACATATCAACAATGCCATCAAGAAATACGCTTGTGGATTTAAGCGCGGCGCTGACGTAAATCTTGCATTTCTCGCCGATGCTGATATAATAGAACAGTCAAAAGCCGCGCGGTGCGCGCTTGACTGTTGCCGGGGGGCCCGGCCGGTCTGACCTTAATGAAAATCTGATCGAAAGGACTCACTCATGAGTGAGAAAGAACTTTCGCGCGCGCACCTCGAAGCGGTGTTGTCGCGCGAGCTGCATCGCGTTGCCGATGCTCACAACCTGGAACGTACGGCGATCGACGACCTCGCCGCAAAGGCAGCCCGAGAGGGTGGCTACGGTCTCACGTCGGACGGTCGTCTAGACGCTCGTCGTGGTCTTCCGCTCTCCGACTGGATCAACCGCGCCGTCGAGGCAGCGCCGTTCTACAAGAGATTGCCCACGGACAGGCCGAATGATCCCCGACCGCCGCGCGTCGGTCGTCTCGACTCGAAGGGTCGGCGCCGGTCGGCTGCCGATCTCTTGGAACTGGCAAACGGGGAGGGTGCCCGATGACCGTCCCCGTCGAGTTCATCGGCTACGAGGCCGTCAAGGCGATGATGCCCCCCGGCTGCTGCCCAACCTATCGAACGCTGCGGCGGATGTCGGAACACGGGCAGTTTCCAGAGTCGCTTCGTATCAGTCCCCGCCAGCCCGTTCTGTGGTGTCGGCGGGACGTGGCGGCCTGGATCGCGATCAAGATGGCCCCGGTGGTCGGCGAGGCGGTCCAGTGACCGCCTCTCACCCTTATGATCCGGTGCTAGAGGGGCGCGGGCGCGATCTATCGATGCCCGATATCGCGCGGTGGCTGCCGGATGCGATCAGGTGGCGGTGGCCCCGTTTCGAGATGACCTACGGCGCGTTCGAATCTGATTGGACGGGAGGCGTGCGGACGCCGGGACGTCGTCTCGGCTACTTGGTCGCCAACCTTCTCGATAGCGCCCTCCAGTGGCTCTCCGGTGGTGTCTGGCGGGCCGATCTCGACGACCACGACGATCCTTCGCACTTGTTCCTCTTCGATGCGACGCGGTTCCGTTCAGTTCCTCTCCGCGTGAGCGGAACGGGTCGCCTGCGAGTGGCGGAGTTCGATGGGCAGTTGTTCCAACTCCGCTATGGCGGCGATGCCCTTGTGACAGCCCTGGCGGCGCATTGCGCGCGCTTCTTTGTGGGGCCGGTCGAGATGGTCGAGACGGACAACCTCGCTCCCGACCTAACACCTCGCGCACACCGTCGAGGGGCCGCCCGGCCGCTGGCGCAAGCGGGGGTCGCCGCCCCCATTTGATGGCGGGCACACGTGAATCTTGCACGTCCAAAATCGGGCGCCATACTCGCACTCGATCCGGCCGCCCTGACATGCGTCATGTGCCAGGCCCACCAATATAGAGTGGCTCCACGGGGTCGCGATTTAGAAGCCGCGTCAAATCTTTCGGGCGCGCGACAGTCTTAGCGATAGCACGGCCTTAGCAGTCATCGCCGGCGCTTAGCGCCAATCGAAGAACCCATAAAGCAAAACGCGCGGCTCGCTGGTAACGGGCCGCGCGTAGGAACTCTCTTATGCCCAAACAGGATAACGACTTGGCGCGCGACGTCAAGAATCGTGTGGCCATGATCAATGGCTATGCTGAGGATGACCCGCGCCTCGCGTGCGAAGTGGTCGCCATGATCGGCGACGGGGTGGACGCATCCAGATGGGTGCGGAAGCCGATGGCGCTTGGCGAACTCATCGCCTTGTCCGCTACGCATCGGGAAGGCCCGAAAGAGGGCTTGGCGGTGGTGTTCGGCGACTTTGTCGGGAGCCGCCGTAAGAAGGATAAGGTGGAGGCGGTCTACGCCCTGGGGCTCGACTTGGACGGCTCGCCCCTGACCGGGCCGGAACTCGACTCCAAGCTCGCCGAACTCGGCTTCCTCGCCGTCCGCGCGACCACGCATTCGCACGGCCGGAAGGGCGAGCGCCACCGCGTGATCCTCCCCTTGGCGGAGCCGTTTCGGCCAAGGGACCACGACAGCATCCGCGAAGCCGAACGCCAGTGGCGGGCAATCCTGAAAACGGTCGGCGCCCGGCTTGGAGTCGAACCGGACAAGGCGTGCTGCGACCTCGCCCGCGCCTACTATCTTCCCCGCCACGCGGCCGGCGCGCCGTGGGAGTCCACGATCGTCGGCGGGAGGTTGCTGGACCTCGCCCGGCTGGACCTGTCGGCGGCGCTCGCGCGGCCGGAACGCAAGCCCCGGACGGCGGCGGTCACCGCCGGCGGAGCCGACCTCGCCGCATGGGGGAAGCGGCGCGCTGATACCTTTCTGATCACTCGGGCGATCGAGGATCATTGCCCCGAAGTGATCCGGAGCGAGGTGGCCCAGGGGCTCGAAATCGAATGTCCGAACGACGCCGAACATTCCAACGCGGGCGACCCCGCCGATAGGGCGTGCCTGGTCCGGGACGCCCCGGATAACCCCGAGGGCGAGCGGTTCGTGGTGAGGTGTCAGCACGCGCACTGCCAAGACCTCGGGCCGCTCGACATGCTCGGGATGATGATCGGGTCGGGATGGATTCCGCGCGAGGCGCTGGACGATGACGCGTATCATGTGGAGGTCGAGACCCCGGGCCTGACGACCGAGTCCTCGACGGAAGAGGTCGAGGCGGCGATCCGGTCGGCTTTGAAGCTCGCGCCGGGGGAGGCGGAGGCGGAGCGCGCCCTTGCCGCCGTGCGGAGCGCGGCGAAGCTGAGTGCTTCGGCATTCAAAACGATCCTCGGGCGCGTCCGGGGCGAAGCGAAGGCTGAAGCGCGGGAGAAGGCTTCGCCGCCCGTCTCGAAGGCGGAAGGGGCTCGTCTCGCCGCCGATTATCCCCCGCCGACCGGTGAGCGGGGCGCGTTCTCCTACAGGAGTTATGACGGGCGGCCGTGGCTTCATGTCGATCAGGGCGGTGACAAAGGCCTGCTTCGCCTCTGGACGCCCTGGACGATCGATGCCGGATTGATCGAGGTGGACAATGAGGGGAAGCAGGGCGTCCGCCTCGCCGCGCTCGACCAGGACGGCGAACGGTCGGTTTTCACCGTCACGGCGGCCGACGCCTTCACGGGCGCCGGACTGCCGCTGAAAACCCGGCTTCGCGAAGCTGGAGTCGGCATGACCGACGACGGCGAGTTCATGGCCGTGCGCTGGATTCGGGAACACGCCCCGGCGAACCCGACGCGCCTGTATGAGCGGCCGGGCTGGCGCGGACGCGGCTTGTTCATCACTCCGTGGGGCTCTGCAAGCGTCCCCATGAATCAAGAGGTCGAGTTGGCCGAGTCGGTCATGCCGAAGGGCCGAGAGGTCGCCGGGACGCTGGCGGGTTGGAAAGCCGCCACGGCCGCTGCCTGGGGTGCGGACGTGCTCCATTTCAAGCTGGCGCCCCTGATCGCCTGGGGATCGGTTCTGGTGGACTTGTGCGAGGCCGACTCGTGCTGGCTCGCCCTGACCGGCTCGACAAGCCGAGGCAAGACGACCACGGCGAAGCTGATGGCGGCCGTCTGGGGCGACACGCGTGAACGGATGGGGCTCTGGGGTCCGTTGAACGGAACTGACGCAGCGGCGGAGGCGCGCTTGGCGCAGGGCTCGGGCGCTGGCTTTGCGTTCGATGAGACGGCTCTGGTAACGGGCGATCGTCTGCAAACCCTCATCTTCACTGGGTCGGCCGGGGCCGGGCGCGACCGGATGAAGCGGTCGGCGGAACTGCGGTCGTCGCGGACTTGGCGGGCCATGTATCTGATCACCGGGGAGCACGACCTGATGCGGAAGATCAGGGCGAGCGGCGTGGCGACGACGACCGGCGTCGGAACCCGCGTCCTGGAACTCGACTGCGAAGCGGCGCCGGACCTCGCGCCCGAGGTCATCGAGGCGATCGAGGCCGCCTACGATCACCACGGCCAAGCCGGGCGGGCGTACGTCCGCGCGCTGATCGACGGCGGACACGATCGTGATCCCGAGCGCCTCTGGGGCGAGGTCGAGATGCTGGCGGCGGACTTGGCAGGCGCGGGTGCGAAGCCGCCGACCATCCGTGCCGCGCGGATCGCCGCCATCATGTGGCGCGCCGGGCAACTCGCGCACGACGCTGGCTTGCTTCCGAATTGGGCCGACGTCGAGGGCGCGATCCGTCAGCTTTGGGCGAAGGCTCAGGAATCCGACCTGGCGCCCCGCTCGGCCGAAGATGTGGCCGTGCGTACGCTCTTCGAGTTCCTGATCCGGAACCGGGGCGGACGAGTCGCCGAGGGGCTCGGCGGTGATCGCCGGGAGGTGGACGCCTGGCGCCTGTCGCCGGCGGACTATGGCCCGAAAGATTGGCCCGCCGCTTGGCCGGAGCCCCGCCCGGACTGTCGCGACGATCCCGATACGGCCGTTTACGTCGTGGCGAGCGACGCCCTCTCGCGCCTCGCGGGCGGGGCGTTGAACGACAGGGCATTGGAGAAAGCGCTAGACGGCCGTGGGGCGCTGATCCGCGGGCGTCAGAACCGCCGCACCTGGGACTATGTGGCGAAGCTAGGCAAGGTCACGGCGGTGGTGATCCCGGCCAATGCAATCGAGCAAGAGGGAGCCGAGTACGAGGGCCGGCCGAAGGCCGAGCCTCCTCGCCTTCGGCTCGCCGCCTGATTCGACATTTCGACAGTTCGACACTCCCTCAGATACCAACTCTGGGGGAGTGTCATTTTCAGGGATGTATAGACGTGGATCTAGAGGGTCTGAAAAAGGTCTCAGACACACGATGGTATAGTTCGAACTGTCAAAGTGTCGAATTGTCGAATCCGACTCATCCGCACTTCGCTCCACTGCGCTCGCTTTCGGATCATACGACCTCGATCGCCTTCAACGGATGCACGCCGGCCAGCAGCTTTCGCTTGATCTCGGCAACGTCGGCGATGGTCTTCTCGGGATCGCCTCGCACGCCGGGGCCGATTGCGTGTCCGTCACGTATGGCATGTCGATACCCGTCATCGCCGTCCTGCCAAGCGATCTTGGAATCCGGGATGAACTCGAAAAACGGGCGCCGGTCCGAAACGGTCGGAGTAATACAGCCGTAGTTCGCGCCGTCAGACACCACCGAGTGGAGCACATAGTTGCCCTCTGGATCGACAAGCCAACCGACGACGGCTCGGAATGTCCCTGTCGGGTCGTTGGCCTCATACCAACGGCAGTTCCCGTGACACTCCGAAGCGGGCATCCGCATGTAGGCGATGTCCTGGGCTGACATACGCTCGACCGTGACAACGGGAAGGGTCTTCAACTCCGCGACGGTATCTGCTTCCCATTGGCTAGGCGGGAAGGCCCACTGATCGGCCTTCCTAAGCAGTTGGTCGCGCAACTCCGCCTGCCGCCGCTTCGCCTCTCCCATGCACATCTCCCGTCCGGCGTCCGTCTTGATCGCGGATATTTTGACGCTCGAACGCTTTGACGCCAGCCTGTTTTCTCGGGGGCGCGCGCCCTCAGGACCAGATTAGCTTCACCGCCTGCGCAGCCGAGACCGCCGTCCAGATCACCGCCGCCCATGCTTCGAAAGCGATCATGCCTACTGCGACGGCTGCGCAGTCAAGGCTGAGCGCAAGAGATTGAGCGGGACTCGGTAGTGGGATCATACGGCCAAGCTAGCCACCCTGACCGACGCGAGGCAATCCGCCGCGAGGTCCGCCGAACCCGCCAATGCGGGAGACAATCTGGACGGATTTCTCAAGAATTCCGTCCATATTTACCCTCTTTATCCCAGACTCCATAAGGATTCTAGGGCTATAGAACAGGCGAAAGGAAGTACGCAAATGACCCCTGCCATCGCCTATTTTAGAACCTCGTCTGCAACCAACACAGATGGGGACTCGGTTCATCGCCAAGCCCGTGCAGTGGAGCTGTATGCGAACGCCGCTGGATACGACCTCGACTCCTGTTTCTGGGATGCGGCCGTGTCCGGCGCCGATCCGGTCGAGAGCCGTCCGGGCTTCGCCGCGCTCCTAAAGCACGTCGTCGAGTCCGGCGTGGCTGTGGTGCTTGTCGAGAGCGCCGACCGCTTCGCCCGTTCGATCCTGGCACAGGAACTCGGGCTCGCGCACCTCGCCAGCTTGAACGTCCGGCTCGTGACCTCAGGCGGAGTCGACCTGACTGACGACTCGAACCCTGAGCGGGTCATGATCCGGCATATGGCTGGGGCGGTCGCGCAATACGACAAGGCCAAAACGGTCCAACGCCTTCGCGCGGGGCGTGACCGCGTGCGAGCGGTGACCGGCCGGTGTGAGGGGCGGAAGGCCTATACGGACCTTCGCCCGGGCCTTGCACGCGAAGCCCGCCGTCTCGCGCGTCGCAATCCGAAGACCGGCAAGGTCCGCTCTTTGAGGCAGATCGCAGTCGAGCTTGCCGCGCTCGGCTACCCGGCGAGTTCGGGCAAGCCGCTCAGCCATAGTGTGGTGAGGGAAATCCTCATGAGGTAGCGGTCAGGAAAACATTCCGACAAAGGAGGGGGCCCCTAAGCCCCCACCCTCTTGCTCCGCGCGAGACGCCCTCCGGTGCCTCCGCAATGAATCGAAGAACCGCCCCTTAGGCATTCCTCAGCGCCGGAACCGGTCCGGGGCTTACCAGCGGGCCAAGTTCAGCAAACCAATACCGGCCGTTCACGTCGATGCGAACTTTCCGCCCGTCGCCGACAGCAGAAAGGCGATCCCTCTGTTGCCCGCCCCATCGGTTCAAGAGGGCTAGGTTCTCCGGACGCGTGAAACTCCAGCAATCGCCGATGCGCTCTGCCACCTTAAGCAAGAGCCCGCGAGCGCGGGTTGCAGCCGCACTGGCAGCCTGTTTTTCTTTGAATGACATGGCCGCCAGCTTTTCGAGCATGTCGTCATCGGTTCCAAAGTCGATTGCGGCGAGGTATTGACGCGCTATACGATGGTCCCGCACGACCTGACTTGTGCCTAAGCAGAAATTCCCTCCGCTTATCTGTCCCATGATGATTGATTGACCGTCCTTGTCATCGCTATTCAGGTATCCGCCTCCCTTCGCCACCGCCTCTAGTGCGCCAAGGTGTCCAGAAAGGCTCTGCCGAAATGACCGCGACAGACGGTCTGTGGCGATGGCAGCCGCTTCATGCTGATCAGCCCATGCGGCCATCAGGCGAATGCGCGGCAGGGCGTCTAGCAAGACAGAGTCGAGCGCCACTTCGCGCTGTTGCTGCCTGTAATCTGAGATCGCGCGGTCAAGCAGACCGGCCTCAAAGAGGGTGTCCCCACACTCCATCCCGATGGCGTAAATTGCCTCAGAGGCCTCGCACCAGATCAGGAGGCCATGAAGAAACTGCGAGCCGAGCGGATTGCAGATCGGGCAGGGAGCATATGTTTCATCGCCTCGCACCGACTTCTGTATGTGAATGTCAGAGATCACCACGACCCGAGTGTCCCTCGGCGGCTCGGTCGTGCTGATTGTGGGATAGGTTTCGGGCCGCCCTGTTTCATTCACATGGCGTCGGAAATCTGCGGCGACCGTGGCCGCCGGCCGCTTCGGATATAGACTGCGAAGAACTAGGCCGTCCGCGCCCGCGGCGGGCTCGATCCTTAACTTCGACTGGGGCATTCAGCGTCTACCTGGGGAGGGGAAGGACGGCTACGCTACCGCTCCCAATGTGCACGGTTTGTTCCGATTCGAAAAGGAGCCATTCGCTGCGGCGTCAGCCCACGCAGCGGGTTCCGGCCACCGTTGCTTAACCGCGCGCGGCCTGTACGCTGACGCTATGGAGATGGTCGCCAAAGTCGCCCTGGCCGCCCCCGTCGTCGCGGCGGTCGCCTTCTTGGGCGTCCGACTACTCCCGCCAGAAGCTGAGGCGGATCGGCCGGTCCTGCCGGCGTCTGCCGAGGCGCAAGAGTCCTCCGATCCTCGCCGGATCGAGGGTCGCGCGTCGGTAATCGACGGCGACACGATCGAGGTCGGGGGCCAGCGCATCCGCCTTCATGGAATCGACGCCCCGGAAGGCTCGCAGACCTGTGACGTTTCCGGGAGCCCGGTCAGGTGTGGCCAGCGCGCGGCGCTTGTTCTTAGTGATCTGCTTGGGCATCGGCCGGTGGTCTGCGAGCCGCTCGACACAGACCGCTACGGCCGAACCGTCGCCCGATGCCTTAGCGGTGGGCGCGACATTGCACAGTTTATGGTGGCGGAGGGTTGGGCGACCGCCTATCGTCGATATTCAATGGATTATGTGGGTGCCGAGGCAGAGGCACGCGCTGCAAGGCGGGGCGTCTGGGCAGGCGAGTTTGTCCAGCCCGAGGACTACCGGCGGGAACGTCGCGGGGGGAGCTAAATGTCGAACAAAGATCGTGTGCCGAGCCCCGCTGAGCCGACAGTGCCGACCACCGTCCCAATCGGCCCGACCACCAGCATCGATTTAAGCTGGCTTCCCGAGCACGAGCGCAAGGCGCTGATGGCGGACTACGCCAAAGGCGTTCTCGACATCGCGAAGAAAGCACAAGATTTGCACGTTGACGTGGGGGCTTTGAAAAGCACCCTTGGAACGCTTAGCGATACCACGAAAGACGTCGCCGCGAGCGGTGCGGCCGTCACCGTTACCCACACTCAGCAGACCTCAATCGGTCGCACTGAGGTGATCATGGGGAATACGGAACAAGCTCAGAAAGGTCGCCTCACGAAAAGCCAGACGGGCGAGCGTGACTATACATTAGTTTACGTGATCGCAGGCTTGATCGCCTTGGTTCTGGTGGTCATGGCGGTAGCGGGGCGCTAGCCATGTTCCGGCACACCATCCGAGCAACGCCCGCGTCGGATGTTGCGGCGGTGGTTGGCGAACTGGAGCGGAAGGCGTCTCGGGCCGGGCTCGACGCCGTCGCGCTCGGGAGCGTGGTCGAAAGCACGCGGACGGTTCTCAGATCCTTGGTGGAACAGGGGGCCACGCTTGCCGCCAACGGCAGTGCGCTAAACGTGACCCGCGACCTCACCGGCCCTGGCTACAGTGTGAAGGTGATGTTCGGCAATCGGCCGAAGCGCAGCTTCCTCGATATGCTTCTAGGGCGCTGAGCGCGGATGGCGCGGCGTTCCTACCGGTCAAGCGGCAGACGCTATTCCCGGTCCAGTTCTCACAATTACGGGGCGGAGCGCGCTCGCCAGCATATGGACGAAGCGCGGGCTTTGAGCCGCGTCCTGGGCGGCACGGACAAAGACGTAAAGGCCTACTTCTTCGCCCTCCCCAAGGCCAAGCTGAAGCTCGTTCTCGACCGCTACGAAGCCGCGTTCGGTGCCGACAAGCGTCAGTATGCCGAAGAAGCCTTTCCGTATTGGGCGACGGGCCGACGCGGCATGAGCGGTCTGGTGGCAGATCGGCTGTTTCAGCTTTTGCCGCCGATGATGCCATTGGCGGACAAGTATCGCCTCACGGAAAGCCTGTGGAACCACTACGGCCCCTCATCGAGAAAGGTGCTGAGGATCGGGCCGGATGTGACCGCAGATCAGGTTGCCGCCGCGTTTCTCGCGCATGTCGAGGGGCTCTTGGTCGACTACCGGATTCCCGAGCCGCTGGAGGCGCGCTTCGCCTGGCTTTCGGCGGGCGACGTGACGGTTAAGCAGCAGCTCTTGAACTACCTCGTCCAGCGCGAACGGGAAGTGGTGGCGGAAGGGGTGAGGCTCCAGACGCCCGTAATGCTGGAGCACTTAGCAGTCGACGCGGCCGGTCAAACAACGCGCATCGCCCATGTCGTGAAAGTGGGAAAGCACGAACTCGAAATCCTCGCCGACCGGAATGCGACCGGCCTTTCACTGGAGGAGCCGAGCCCCAAGTTCGGCAGGTCGTCGGGCTCCGAAAACAATATCGGATGCCTGATCGCCTTGGTCGTAGTCGGCGTGATCCTATGGCTGATTTTCAGCGGCGCAGGGTAGCTGCCGAGGTTGTAAGGTCTGCTTTACATTGACGTGCCAGTCGAGGGCAATCTGCCGAATCTGACTCCAACAGGGGCGACGCTAGGCAGGCTGGCCACAATGCCAAATCCTGACCGTTCACCTATCAGCAGCTAAGGGCAAGCGCCGGGCCTACTGGGTAGTGTCTCAGTTTGAAATCTGACCACCGTTGACAGGCATGGCGCTCAGCCTGGGGCGGCCCCATAATGGGTGCATGTCATTCAGGGAATACATCGCTCGCCGCCGCGTGACCGACACCCCAACCGGTGACTTCACCCGCCACGCTAAGGCTGACCCGTCATTGCCAGATGCTCAGAGTTGGGCTGACGTTGAGGCGTACGCCTTGGGCATGGGGCGACGTGGGGCCGTAGCCGCTGCCAGAAGCGTTTGGCGGTCCTACCGTCGCTATTCGCGAGGCCGCTGAGATGCCGAAGGGACCTAGAGGCGAGAAACGACCTGGCGACGTGATCGGCGCGGCTATCATGGTCGCCAAGATCGCGACCGGCGAGGTTGAGGACGCGGTCCAGCCAGCCCCTACTAGGGCCGAGGTCGGCTCAAGAGGGCGAGGGCGGCGAAGCTGAGTCCCGACCAACGAGCGAAAGTTGCGAAGAAGGCCGCTGCCGCTAGATGGCAAGCTCGCCCTGTTCCTTCTGAAGAAGAAGCTTCTTAGCAGACTCGTCGATCATGTTGGTCTGGATGCCCCGAATAATGACATAGGGCTGCATCATCGGGTCCGCGAAGCGAAAGGTCTGTTGCCGATCACCACCGCGCCGAACCAAAATGTTCCCGCCCTCATCACTGCTGAATCGGCGGAGGTGCTTTTCGAAGTGGGCTATCCGCTTCGGGCTCTTCATTATGGCGCTGAAAGGCTCGACAACATCGGTGGCCTTGAAGAACCCCTCGTCATCGCAGCGCGCCAGAGCGCAGGCCAAAAGCGATTGGTGAAGGTTGCTTTGTTGGTTAGTTCGGGTAGCCGCCCTGTATCCATCCCTAAACGACACCTCAGTGTCGTTGATGAAACGGTTCATGGCCGCCTCGACATCTTGATTTGCGATATTTAGTCGGCGGTTATCGATCGCGTGCAGGGCCGCGTGTTTCGAAAGGACTTGCGTGAAGTAGGGAAGTCCCCGGGACAGAAGCACGATCGTCAGAACGGCGTCAGGCGAAAACTTCATCGGCGTCTGACTAATTCGCTTGGCGATAATCTCGCGGAGCTCCGATTCAGACATTCGGCTCAGCGGAACCTGAACGACAGCCCGGTCCGTCGAGGCGTGATCCTCGATAAGCTCTGAGATGTTTTCAGCGACCCCTACCAAAATAACGGTTGTGGAGACAGAGAAGTCATAAAGCTCCTTAATAAGGTTCGCTGTGAGAACCTTTGTGTCTCGGTCGGCTAGCTTGTCATACTCATCGATAATGATGACCGGCAGGGCATTGGCGTTGATCTTTTGTAGCTCCCGGCGGACTTGTGACGGCGTGATCGTTTCGAAATCCGTTTCGAAGGGAACATAGGAGCCTCGGCCGTTCGCTATGCCGACCGCTTTGAGCTCCTCCAGAGCGCGAACCCACAGCGAAGTGAAGTTGTCCTGTGGCCCCGTTTGAACCCTCGCGACGATGAAGCTCTGAAGCGTTTTTCCGTAGCGACGCCAAAAGATGTTGGAAAGCGAGGTCTTACCCACCCCACGTTCGCCAAAAAGGACCACGTGGCGGGACCGTTCCATGACCGTCCGGAGCATCTTGGTCACCTCAGCCAGGCGACCGGCGAACATCTGCTCCTCATCGACAGGCGCGCCGTCGAAAAGGCGGGAAATCTCGAAGTCGAGCGCCATCCAGTCGTCGGCGGTGAGCGGTGGTTTGGCGGCCAAGGCGGTCTCTCTGATGCGGGAATCGTCCGTTAGGTATGACTAACACCGCCCAAGCGTTGACTAAACCCAAAAAGGCGTTGACTCGGCTCCCTCTCGCCAAGCGCGTCCAAATCCTCGCGATGCTTTGCGAGGGCTCGTCCATGCGGTCGATCAGCCGCGTGGCGGACGTGTCGATCAACACGGTGACGAAGCTGCTGGTGGATGCGGGGGAAGCTTGCCTCGCCATGCATGACGAGCTGGTCCGCAACGTCCCGGCGGCGCGGGTCCAGTGCGACGAGATTTGGTCGTTCACCTACGCCAAGGCCAAGAACGTCGCGACGGCCAAGGCGGCTCCGGAGGGTGCTGGCGACGTGTGGACGTGGACGGCTCTGGATGCCGACACGAAGCTCATGGTCAGCTACTTCGTCGGCGACCGTTCGGGCGAGAGCGCGCTGATCCTGGCCGACGATCTACGCTCTCGCGTGTCCAGCGAGCGCGTCCAGATCACCACGGACGGCCACAACGCCTACCTCCGGGCCATTGAGGAAGCCTTCGGAGCCGATGCGGACTACGCCACGCTGGAGAAGGTCTACCGGACCGACCCGCGCGCGGCCCAAGGCCGCTAAAGCCCGCCGGTCTGCACCGGCATCCGGACGAAGGTGGTGGAAGGCGAGCCGGACCCCAAGCACGTCTCCACGTCCTACGTTGAGCGGTCCAACCTCTCTATCCGGATGCAGAACCGCCGGTTCACGCGGCTGACCAACGCCTTCTCCAAGAAGCTGGACAACCACATTCACGCGCTGGCGCTCTATTTCGCGTTCTACAACTTCGTCCGCATCCACAAGACGCTCAAGGTCACGCCTGCGATGGCGGCGGGCATCACGGACCGCCTGTGGTCGCTGGAGGATATTGTGGAGCGGATTGACGCGGCGGCCCCGAAGCCGGGTCCGAGGGGGCCTTACAAAAAGCGTCAGGCCTGAAATAGTAGAGGGGCCAGCCCGAAGGCTTAGCCCCTCTTTCCGACAGGTCCGCGCCTGCCGGGTGGATGTAGCGTTCATAGCGAAAACGCCCCGGAGCGTCAAGGGTTTCGATGCCAAAAGCAAGAATGTACATCGACGGCTTCAATCTCTATCACGCTATCGATGAGCTAAATCGCCCCAAGTTAAAGTGGCTTAACCATTGGCTTTTGGCGAAATCCTTGCTTCGAGAAGGTGAAGAACTTGACGAGGTCCATTTCTTTACAGCCGTTTTGACTTGGGAACGCGAAAAGCAACAGCGACATGTAAATTACTTGAAGGCTCTTAGAGCCGTGGGCGTCACCGTTCACGAAGCCAACTTCAAGAAGACCACCAAGCGATGCCGCATGTATGAGCGGAACTGCAAGTTCCACGAGGAGAAGCAAACCGACGTGGCGATTTCGGTGAAGATCGTTGCGGATGCCCTTTCCGGGGCCGTGGACAGGGTGATTTTGCTCACGGCGGACAGCGATCAAATCCCCACCGCAAGGTTCATTGCCTCGCTGCCGAACGTGTCGATCACGTTGGTTTATCCACCCGGTCGGGGCAAAGAGGCGCGCGACTTGGGGAATGTGATTCCCGACCGCACCGAGTTGACGCGGGGACGGCTCGGCACGGCACTGCTGCCGAACACCGTGACGGATCGAACGGGTAAAGCGGTTGCGTTCATGCCAGCCCGCTATGGACCCGATCGTTGATTTCAAACTGAGACACTACCGCCTACTGTCCGCTGACGGCTGACCCCGGCCTTCGAGGTTAAGGGATTGCCACCAACGGTTCACCGTGATCCCAACAATTCCAACATTGTAAATGCGCGGAGCGATAGTGACCTTCCCGATGCTGCCGGGGGCGAGGTTCGGGGTGGCCGGGTGACGGAGACGGTCGGCGGCGGCAGGGCCTATGACCCCGTCAGCCGGTCGACCTCACCCTGGGCGCTTTCGGCACGGGCCATTGCGGCCTCGCCAGCGCTGATGGCGGCCCGAGCCTCCGCTCTGGCGGCGTCGGCCGCCCGCTGCTCGCGGTGCTCGTCGACCAGTCGGCCGGCGGCGCCGAGGACGATGACGACGCCGATGACGCGCCACATCAGGAGGATGCGGGGGGTGGGCTGGTAGGCCTGAAGCTCGCGGCGTTCCTCGAAGTGCCGTTCGGGCGCGCCGGCCTCAAGCGCGAGCAGGCGGCGCTGCCGCCGCTTGCTGGCGAGTCCGGAGAACAGGCCAGGCCTGAGGGCCATGACGGTCCCGAGGCCCAGCATGATGAATTCGTACGCCATGGCGAAACCGTGGATTGCAGGGTGCCGCGCTGTCAAGCGATGGCCCGGCGCCGCGGACCGCCGGTGACCTGAGGCTCGCCCGCGCCCGTCGGGGGCGGGGCCAAACCGGAGACTGACATGAAAGAGACCAAGACCGTCTCGGGCTCGCCCGAGGCGCGGGCGGCGCTGCACGAGATGATGGCGGCGTTCGAGGCCTTCCGCGCGGCCAATGACGCGCGGCTGGCGGAGATCGAGCAGAAGGCGGCGGCCGACGTGCTGCTGGAGGAGAAGGTGGCGCGCATCGACCAGGCGGTCGGGGCGGCGCAGGCGCGGCTCGACCGCCTGGCCAGCGAGGCGCGGCGGCCGGCGCTCGGGGGTGGGGCGGAGGGCCCCTCCACCACTTCGTGGTCCCCCTCCCCACTGCGTGGGGAGGAGAAGAGCGCGTTCGCCGGGTGGATGAAGACGGGGCTGGGGCTGGAGCTCAAGGCCGGGCTGTCGACGGCGGCGGGGTCGGGGGTGCTGGCCCCGGTGGAGACCGAGCGGGCCATCGAGCGGCGGCTGATGGCGGCCTCGCCGATGCGCGAGATCGCCACGGTGCGGACCATCAACAGCGGCGTGTTCAGGAAGCCGGTGTCGACCGTCGGGGTGGAGTGCGGCTGGGTGGCCGAGACGGCGGCGCGGCCGGAGACGGATCCGGCCACCCTGTCGCTGATCGAGTTCCCGTCGGCGGACCTCTACGCCAGCCCGGCGGCGACCCAGACCCTGCTGGACGACGCCCTGGTCGACATGGACGAGTGGCTGGCCTCGGAGGTGGAGGACGCTTTCGCCGCCCAGGAGACCGAGGCCTTCGTCACCGGCGACGGGGTCAACAGGCCGAAGGGGTTCCTCGCCTATGACACGGCGGCGGACGCGAGCGCGAGCTGGGGCCAGATCGGCTATCTCGCCTCGGGGGCGGCGGGGGCCTTTCCGGCCAGCCATCCGGTCGACCGGCTGATCGACCTGATCTATGCGCCGCGGGCGCAGTACCGGCCGAACGGGCGGTTCGTGATGAACCGCAAGACGGTCTCGACCGTGCGCAAGTTCAAGGACGCGGACGGCAACTACATCTGGACGCCGGCGTCGCGGCCGGGGGAGACGGCCTCCCTGCTCGGCTATCCGGTGACCGAGATCGAGACCATGCCGGACATCGCCGCCAACAGCCTGGCGATCGCCTTCGGCGACTTCCGGCGCGGCTATCTGATCGTCGACCGGGCCGGGGTGCGGGTGCTGCGCGACCCCTATTCGGCCAAGCCCTATGTGCTGTTCTACACCACCAAGCGCGTCGGCGGCGGGGTGCAGAACTTCGACGCCATCAAGGTGATGAAGTTCGCGGCGACGTAGTCGCCGAGTGGTGAGTGGCGAGTGGCGAGTGGCGAGGAGGGTCGTCGCTCGCCGCTGCCGTGGTGAGATTCCGGCGGGGACGGCAGGATGGGCGGCGCTCGCCACTCATCACTGGTCACTCGCCACTTCCGAGCAAAGCGAGGACCCATGACCGCTGCGGTGACGCTCACCGAGGCGAAGCTGTTCCTGCGCGTCGGGCATGACGTCGAGGACGGGCTGATCGCCACGCTCATCGACGCGGCGACGGCGCGGGTCGCGGCCCTGACAGGCGGGCCGGTGGACGGCGAGGCGCCGGCGCCGGTGCGGCTGGCGGTGCTGCGCCTGACCGCGGCCGGCTTTGCTCGGGGCGAGGACGAAGACGCGGCGCGGGCCGAGGCAGAGGTGGCGGCCTGGCTGGCGCCCTACCGGCGGGTGCGGCTGTGAGCCCGCCGCGGCGGCTGGTCGAGCTGCTGGAGCCGGTCGAGGCCGAGACCCCCTACGGCGGGCGCAGCGTCAGCTATGCGCCGCTGGGCTGGGTCTGGGCGGCGCTGACGCCGCGGGCGCGGCGGGCGGGGACCGAGGCCGGGCGCGATGCGGGCATCGAGACGACCACGGCGGAGACGCGCGCCGATCCGCGGCTGCAGGTCGGGCGACGGCTGCGGCTGGCCGACGAGGACTGGGCGATCGTGACGGTCGACGCCGTGTCGCCCGGGCGGGTGCGGCTGGGGCTGGAGCGGCGGCGATGAGCGGGGCGGAGAATGCGCTGGTGCGGGCGCTGGTCGCGCATCTGAAGGCCGATCCGACGCTGTCGGCCCTGGTCGGCGGGCGGGTGTGGGAGGACCTGAGGCCAGGCGCGGCCTTTCCGCAGCTGTTGCTCGGGCCGGGCGAGAGCCGCCCGGTCGCGGCGGACGGCGGCCTGCTGGAGCACCGGCTGACCCTGAGCTGCGCCTCGCGCTTCCAGGGGCTGGAGGAGGCGCGAGCGGTGGCGGCGGCGGTGCGGGCGCGACTTGAAGGCGCGCGGCTGGAGGCGGACGGGGTGCGCACGGTCAGCCTGGCCGTGACCTTCGTCGACGCCTTCCGTGCGCGGGACGGGGCCCGGGCCTGGGCGGTGATCCGGGTGCGGGCGGTGACGGAAGAGAGTGAGTAGGGAGTAGGGAGTAGGGAGTAGGGAGTAGGGAGTAGGGGATGCGGCGCGCCGGCGGACCGCACGCCGACATCAATGGCCCCGCCCAAGCCCTAAGCCCTAAGCCCTACTCACTCCTCACCCATCTACTGAACGGTGGAGGCGAGGACATGGCGGCGCAGAGAGGCAGGGACATCCTGCTGAAGATCGCGGACGGGGCCGGGGGCTTCGTCACGGTGGCGGGGCTGCGGGCGCGCACCCTGTCGCTGAATGCGCGTCCGGTGGACGCGACGGACTCCGACAGCGCCGGGCGCTGGCGCGAGCTGCTGGACGGGGCCGGGGCGCGCTCGGCGGCGGTGAGCGGCGAGGGGGTGTTCCGCGACGCGGCCTCCGACGCCCTGATCCGCGAGGCCTTCTTCGCCCAGGCGGCGCGGACCTGGCGGCTGGTGATCCCCGACTTCGGGACGCTGGAGGGGCCGTTCCAGGTGGCGACGCTGGAGTACGCCGGCGAGCACCAGGGCGAGGCGACCTATGCCGTCAGCCTGGCCAGCGCCGGAGAGATCGCCTTCACGGCGCTGGCGGCGACGCCGTGAACGGGGTCAATGGAGTCAGGGGCGAGGTGCGGGCGACGCTGGGCGGGGCCGAGCGGCGCCTGTGCCTGACGCTGGGGGCGCTGGCGGAGATCGAGACGGGGCTGGGCGTGGCCGGGGTCGAGGCGCTGGCGGCAAGGCTGCGGGCCCTGTCGGCGGCGGATCTGAGCGTGGTGCTGGCGGCCCTGCTGCGCGGGGGCGGCGAGGGCGAGGCGGCGGACGGGCTGGCGCAGGCGCCGGTGACGCCGGCCGAGGCCGCGGCCGCCGTGGCCCGGGCCTTCGCCGCGGCGGCGGCCGCGTGAGCGGGGCGACGCCCTGGGCCGGGATGCTGCGCACGGCGGCGGGGTTGGGCGTGGCGCCGGCGGCCTTCTGGCGGTTGTCCCTGAAGGAGTGGCGCTGGCTGACGGCGCCGGCGGGCGGACCGGGGCTGGGGCGCGCGGCGCTGACGGCGCTGATGGAGCGATATCCGGATGACTGACGGTTTCAGGGACGAGCGGCCCGACGATGTGCGGGCGCGGGCGGCGGAGGCGGCCGAGGCGCTGAAGGGGCTGGAGGCCCCGGCGGAGCAGGCGGCGCGGGCGATCGAGACGGCCTTCGGCCGTGCGGGCGAGAGCCTGAGCCGGTCGCTGGCGCGGGCGGCGGCGGACGGGGAGCTGAGCCTGGCCGAACTGGCGCGGGCGGTGCTGACGGCGCTGAACGCGGGGCTGGGCAGTGGTCGGAGCGGCGGCGAGGGTCTGGCGGCGGCGGTGAGCGCCGCGGTCGGGGGCCTGTTCGGCGGGGCCCGGGCCGAGGGCGGGCCGGTGCGCGGCGGGGGCGCCTATCTGGTCGGCGAGCGCGGGCCGGAGCTGTTCCGGCCGGCGACCGGCGGGGTGGTCGAGCCGGTGGGCGGTGGCGGCGTCAGCGTGACGCTGAACCTGAGCGGCGCGTCCGGGCGGGAGCTGCTTCGTTCGGAGGCGCAGATCGCCCAGGCGCTGGCCCGGGCGACGCTGCTGGGCGCGCGACGGCTCTAG